TTTCCAGGACCACAGTACTTGTGGTTAGGTGCAGTTAGGCCAGCCATCAACTGTAAAGGAGAGCGAATAGAATAGTGCTAGAAATAGGGGAGAAGGTGACTTCGCCAAGTTAATCTAAGCTCTCGTAACTTTGTAAGGGATGCGGGAAGTGGGCCCGGACTGTTCATCTCCAGCTACCAGGAGCATATTAATCGTGCAGCGGAAGGCAGGTCCAATCGGGTCCGTGGCCGCATGGACGAATCCGGCGACGGTTACCCTGGAATCAGTGCCTCGCTGATACGACAATAGAGGCCCGAAGAGGCGACTGGGGGACGGCAGGTTAACCGCCGCCCAAACGTCTCTCTGGTCTACCCGTGCAGTCTCTCGACATTCCGGATATGTATAATCCTTAGTACGTAAATATTAAGCGTTCCGCGACCTGGCAACGCACCGTTTTGGGCAGTAAGGCTGGAGACCCCTTGGCGCAGTGGTCAGCTGGATTTTTAGAACTTGTTCTGTTCAAAATTTGGCACACTCTGTCTCGCCTTAGCAGAGTATGTGAAGGCGGTCCACAAATTGCTGGACGCGCTGGGGAGAATGGTAGGTGGGTGTGATGCCTGCGAACTCCTCTTCGAGGGCTAGCTGCTCATGTGGCAAATACCCGAAGGCACGCCAAAAGGAGACTCTGGTCTTGGGATGTACGTCTTTCCCAGCGCCGAGCATTCCGCGAGCTAGCATATCAAAACCGGTGATAGCGTCAGCAACGAACTTTTTCTTTTTCTTGTTCGTGGCATTTTCCGCTCCCCGGCCGAGCATGCGGTAAAATTCGTTGTAGCATGGTATGTTGCCAGCTAGTGCGTTTCCGCTGTCGCTGATCGCTCGACGCAACACGTCATATCCACCAGAAGTTGACATGGTGGAATAATTAGTTGTGTATATGTCTTTCGATAGCGTGGACGGGAACTTACGCACCATCACATACCCATCGGATGTCCAGACGGGATGTGATTTGCAAAACTCAACCTTCTCCAATTCATCGACGGGATCTTCGCAAACCATGGTGAAACCAGCCTGAAGAAACCAGGCCGGGAGAGGATCGGACACACGGGCGAGGTAAGCTCGCTCGGTGACTAGCACACAATCATCTCCATTATTAGCGAGTGCGACGTCTACACCTGGTCGAAGTCCCAGGGAGACGATGTACGAATATACGACGTTGCACATGATCAGGCAAGCGCCCAATGATGTGTTCATATCGCCGCTCGCACGGCACCCACTAATAAAGTATTTCACAAGTCCATCGGCAGTTCGCGCGAACCCGTGGTTCTCTTCTTGCCAACTGAGTAGCAGCCGAAGAAAGGCGTCCCGATAAGCGAGGTCATAGATACCATGCTCGTACTTCAGCATCTCTCGTGCGACATGCTGGTCGAACCGTTTGGCATCAATTGACAAAGCCACGGGATCCCTAAACCGGTCCCAGATTAGCTTGAAGCGTTTACCCTGCTCCAGAGCATTCATTCCCTTGAATACTGTTTTCCCTCCCCACATCCGTGCAATCACCTTAAAGATGACGGCCTCTAGGGGTCGGATGTATCTCCCCACTTCAACGTTGTACCTTGGGCTCCGTGGTTGGATAACACGTGGCACCGGGTCGGGCTTGGACGTCAGGTCCAACTTCTCAGATTTAATGAAGGAACTGAGATAGGAATCCTGCACCCGAACGGGCCTGCTACCGAGCGATGTGACCGCACGTTCATACACTTGTCTTCTTCGACCTTTGTAACCATTGAGAAAGCCTGCATAGCTTAATTTGACTAGGTGGTATCCGGCAAGTGTCTTGAAATGCTTTGACGCTGGGTATAGCAATGCCACGATGTTCAC